AAACCGCAAGTAAATCATATAGACGGAAACAAACAAAATAATTCTATTTCAAATTTAGAATGGGTATATGCTAAAGAAAATGTACAACATTCTATAAAAAACAAACTAAGAAAAACAAAAACAATTATTCAATACGATAAAAAAAGAAATTATATAAAAGAATGGGGAAGCATAACAGAAGCTTCAAAAACATTAAATATTCCTGCTCCTAATATTATAAATTGTTGTAAAGGTAAGTGTAAGGTGATAGGAGGATTTATGTGGGAGTACAAACAATAAAGAGATTGATGAACAAATTAGGCTTTTTTGTAAAAGGAGGATAGTCTATGTTAGAAGAAGCTATTGCCTTAATAGAAAAACAAATAGATATGTATAAAATACTAAATAGAAATATAAGAGAAACAAAGAAGAAATATACAATAGAGAATAAAGTAAAGAAAGAATTAAAAGAAGAGATAAAAATAAGAAAACTTATATTAGATATATTGGAGGAAAGGAGGGAGGATGAGTGCCAACAAGGAAAGGTGAAAAAAAGAGTGAAGAAGCTATTGATAGAATAAAGGAAGGAAAGGATAAAGGAAAAATACAACGAGAAAAAGACAAAACCGAATTAAGAAAAATGGAAGCCAATTTAGTAAAAGAAAAATACAAAAATGGACTTAAGGATTATATGGAGCAAAGACTATTTGATTTTAAGTATGAATTAAAAAGAATTAATCCAGAAAGCAGATTGACGTTATTAGAAATAGATAAGCTTATCAGAGGTAAAAAAGCGGTAGGAGGAGCATTGTATAGTGCAGAAGAATTGTCAATGTTATTTGATTATTACAGGGATTTTATTGCAGAAATAAACACAATTATTCGATATATTCCAACCAAGAAAAACTTTTGTGCATTTGCAGAGATGAGCAGTTCTACTTATGATACATATCTAATCGAAGGAGACTCACAGAGAATAGAAATTATGAAAATGATAGATGATTACATAACAGACATATCTCTGACTCTGGCACAACATAGGGAAATTGACAACGTTACAACAATGTTTAGGTCAAAAACAGAACACGGAATGGTTGAAGCAACTGCTCCAATAGTCATAAAACACGAAACTGATGTAAACCTAGATGCAATAAAAGAACAAGTGAAGGCATTGAAAGCAGGTAAGAGCTTAAAAAACATAGAACTTTCACCTGAGGACTATAAAGTAGAAAATTGTTAATAAAAATTTTGAAAACCTATCTGAGAAAATTTTGGAAACCGATTCCAAAAAAGTTGAAAACCGATTTTGGAAATTTTGAAAACCGATTAAATGAGAGGAGCGAAAGAAAGAGATGAATGAAATTGATTTTATACCATACGGAAAAGAAAACCGAATAAGCAAGGCAAGTCTTGCACAAAAATTAAATATAACAATAGATGAAGTAGACACAACAATATCTAAATTAAGAAAAAAACACATAATTTTATCCGATACAAAAATTGGAGGTTATTGGAGACCTAATACGAGAGTTGAATTATTGAAATTTATTAGAACGCATAATTCAAGACATTATGCTGAAAGCGAATTAATACAAATGGCTTGGAATGAATTTGATAAAATAGGGAGGAAAGAGCAATGAAAGAAAATAAAATAATAGATAAAAATATTTTTAAAGAACCAGCAGAGATGGAGAACATAACAAAAGAAGAAGTACAGGAAATAAAAGAAGACTTAGTAGCTTTTGAAGAATCAAAAAAACAGATGGAAGCGGATTTAAAAGAAAAAGACAACGCGCGCGCGGAAGAAGATTTAAAAGTGGACAAAAAAACGACAGAGAATAATGAGACAAAACAAGCAGAACAAATAAAAAAACTAAAATGTAATTATGAAGTATTCAAAACTGAAAGGAACAAGTCAAAAATGCGAGCACCTGAAAATTGCGATATTTGCAAAAAGAAGTTTAAAGATAATGCACCGATATATGTTGCACTTGATAAAAAATTAAGTCAAATATTTATCTGTGAAAAGTGTGCAGAAAATAATCAACAAAAAAACACTTAACAATACAAATAATATATGCGTACAAGCAATGACGTTTAGCCTAGACGGTTTTTAATATGAAAGATATGCAACTTTATATCTTGAACAAAAATCAGATTGTCGAACGTCAAAAAATAAAAAAAAAAGAAGCTTTTTTAGCTTCTTTTAATTTTATTGTATTACTAGAAAAATCCTAAAAAGCCACAAACAAGAACTATAAAAAGGATAATACTTAAGCCGACAGAGTGGAAAAAGCCAAGCCCAAGTGCTCCCATAAACATCCAAGTAAAAAAGCCTATAGCTATTAATGTTAATAGTATAAAAGGGTGGGCGAAAATATTTAATATAAACAACAAAATATTATTTATTATGTTTTTTCGTTTTTGTTGCTTTTGTTCTTTTTCCCAAATGGGGCGCATTCTTTCAACATATTCCTCAGCAATTTCTTTGTTTCTTTGTTCGTTGTATTGGTCGTTTAATTCGTATTTTTTTATAACTTCATTTAAAATTTTATTGTAATTTGCTTCTAAAAAGTCGCCCTCTAAAACACTCTTTGCCATGCTATTTATTATTTCGTTGCGAGTTGAAATATTAAAAAAATGATATTTTGCTTTTGTTCCCTGCATTTCAAATTCTTGTTCAAATATATTTTTTAAATCCATTTTACAAGAAAGCAGTAGGTCTTTTTCGTATTGTTTACGCCTTGCTTCCTTTTCTTTTTTTCTTTGTTTTTGTTGCTCTTCCATTTTTCTATTTTCCATTTCTTTGTTTTTCTTTTTTTCTTTATACTCCAATAAATAAAGTCTGTCGCTTAATTCGCTCATTTTTAACCCCCTTATTATATAATACATATCTATAAATTGCAAGTAAATTTTACTTGCCCAGCTTGTTCAAGCTGTTGCTTTTTAATTTTTTTATTTAAGTTATTAATTATTTTGTCAATATCCGTGTCAGATAATTTATTGTTTTTTGCTTGTGTAAAAATAAATGTATTCATTGATTTTTTACCACTTAATCTATACTTTAAAAATGCCAACCTTTCAATTTCTTGTAATTCCATAACAAGCCCCCCTTATATACAAATTCCATAATAATCAAATAAAAACGAACCTTCTAGCCTTTCGCATGCTTCAAAAATATTTGTAAAATTATCATAGCTTTCAACGCCTCCAAGGTATGCCCCTTGCCAGTCAATCAGGTTAACTGTTCCGTCTGTGTTTATTTCAACTCCGAACTCGCACCCCTCAATTAAGCCCATTATATAATCAAAATTTTGTTTTTTCATCGCTTCAATATAATCCTTTGTTGCTTTTAATTCATGAATATTATTATAAATATCACTATTTAATTTATATGTTTTTTTCATGATATAACCCCCTTTTAAAACATTTCACCGTTTGCCAAATATTCGTAGCTTTTAACAATTTTTAAAATTTGTTTTTTGCAATAGTCAAAAACATATTGATGAATAAACCACGGCGTTTGCATTTTTTCACATTGTTTTATTGCTTTGTATAAATTAGTATTTTTGTTAAGTTTCTCAAAATCTATTGTATCAAGCCAAAAAGTAATATAATCGGTTATGATTTTGTTTTGTGTTTTTTCGTCTAGTTCGTCAAATTTATAAATATTTACTTGTTTTGTTATAGTTTTCATAATATAACCTCCTTAAAATAATGGTATTGCATTCCTGCAACAGTAATCGTCTAAAATTTCATAAAATTTATTTTGTATTTCTTCAATTTCTTCTGGCGTTTCTGTGTTGTCTTGTATGTCATAAAATATTGACATTAAGTAATTATTTATATAGTTTTCGTTTACTATCCAATTTGTTGATATTTCAAAATTATATTCTTTCAGATATTCCTCAAAATCTTGTATTAAATTATTTTCTAATTCTTCAATATTGACCATAAAAACCTCCTATAATAAATTATAAATATTGTTTTTTGTGATTGTTCCGTCAAGTATTTTTTCGTAGTTATCCATTGCAATGTCGCTGAACTTGCCAATATCTGTGAAAGTTTCGTCTTTCATATATACAACATATAGGAATTTTAAAATTGTTCCTATTTCTTCATAATTTAATTTATTATAGTTTTCGTGGCAATGCATAGAATACAAAATAAATATATGCAACATTGAATTTTTGTATTTTAATATTATACTTTCAAAATATTTTAATCTTTCCTTATCCATCTTTTAAACCTCCCTGAAACCGTATTTTTTTAAATCGTCTATAATTTCAAAAAATTCCTTCATTGTTTTTGTTGTTTTGTCTGCTCCTATTTTGAAATGCCCCTTTTTATATGCCTTTTGTGTGTAATTTATTTCTAATTGTAGGGGAGTATAGCCAAATTTGTTTTTGTATTGTAAAATTTTGATATCTTCCATTTTCCCGCGCTCCTTTCTATAAATCTGCCTCGTCATATTTAGTCGTTGGAATTATATCTGTCAAAACATAATCCCAAGATGTTCCAAAGTGGTCAACAAGCAAAATATAATTTTCAAGTTTTGCACTCCATGCGATTATTAAGTCCGTACATTGTAATTTTTGCAATTTTTCTATCATGTAACTATTAATATCAAATAGATAATATTGGTATATGTCTGTGTATTCGTCTGTTTCTTCGTTATAGTCGCTATTTAGTTCGTATTCAAAATCATAATCGGAAAGGGCTGGGGCTTGATTAAATAACCAAATATCGCCAAGCCTTTCTACAAGTCGTCTGTAGCTTATTCTATTATATTTTTTCTCGTGTTCGTTCAAGTCGTTTTTATTTCCAATATAAAATCTTATTTTTTTCTTCATTTTTTCCACCTTTTAACCTTTCAATTTTTTATTTTTTTGCAATTTGTCAATGTATTTTGACAAAGCCTTGTTTTTATATTGTGTTTTGTCTTCTAATTCGTACAATGTAAAAAGTAAGTTGATTTTATTTGTTTTGTATTTTTTCATTTTAAAACACTCCTTTTTTAACTCAATTTTATTGTTTCCCAGTCTGCCAAGCCGTTGCGCCTTCTTATTAATGTTACAAAACTATTTTCATTGTTTTTGAAAAGTTTTGTTTTTGTCTTGCTCATATAACCGTTTTTGATTTCTTTTACAAATTCGTAATTGAATTTATAAAGTAATATATTTTTAATTTCTTCATGCGTTTTGTTTCCGTCAATTAAATTGTCAAGTAAAAATAATGTATTTTTTTGTAATTCTGATATAAAAACCATATTAAACACTCCTTTTAAATTTATTTATTTTATTTGACAAGCAACAATTTTTTTTTATTCGTTTACAACTTTTATAAATTCAATTAATATTTTAATTATTAATAATATAAAGAATATTGTATTATATATATTACTTGTAAAAATATCTTGTTTTGTTATTATTAAATATATAAAATAGAATATTGTATATTGTTTAAATAAATTATTAAAATTATATCTTGTCATTTGTTTTTTCTCCTTTCATTTTTATATTTGACTTTTTAAAATATTTATGCTAGAATAAAAAAGCAATCGGTTTTTAAAAAATCATTTTACGTTTTGTGAAATGTTGCTTGTCAACATTAAAGACTATTGCGTGGGCTTGTATAGTGTTAGTTTACCAGACTGTGGCACTATACAAGTTTTTTTGTTATTCCCTTGCTATGATTATATTATAGCATATTAGTTATAACAAGTCAATACTTTTTATGAAAAAATTTAAAAATTTTTTAAATATCTATCAATATTATTTTTTAGCCAAGTACTAAATTTTATATTATTTTCACTTAGCTTTTTATCAAACTGTAAAGCAGTTTCCTTTTCTATTTTTCCCGTATATCTTTTGAATTTTTCTTGCTGTTTCGCATTGTATATTTTCATTTTATCTTTATCAACATAAGCCATTTTTTACCCCTCCTTTATGTATATAATTATAACATATATAGTTATAACAAGTCAATACTTATTATAAACATTTTTAATATTTTTATGTAAAAAAAATAAAGCTATAATATAGCTTTATAATATATAATATATTCGTTGACTATTCGGGGAATGGTAGGGGAATAATCGAGGAGGGTTCGCACTCCTTTCGCTCTTTTCTTATATTATATTATATTCTTTTATATTCTTTTATATTATATTCTTTTGATTATATTGTAATATATTTAATTAAATAATAAATATATAATAGTGGAGTAGAGGAGAAACACCAGACAAACACAGATTTAAATTTTAATTTTTTCGCGCCAATTAATTATATTATAATATTAATATATATAATACTTTATCATAATATAATAATATAATAATATAATAATATAATAATATAATAATATAATAATATAATAATATAATAATAGATATTACGCCCTTGAAATTTTTTCCTTTCCGCGTATTATTATATTATACTATATATATTATTATAGTGTAGTTTATTATATTATTATTTTAAATATATTATTATATATTAATTATTTATATATTATATTATTAATTGATTACACTATATATATTATTATATATTATAGTTATTATAATGTGTTATTATTATATTATATTTATGTACTATTAGGTAATAGGTAACAAAAGAATAAATGTTCGCCTATAATAAAAGAATAATATAATAAAAACATAAAACTTTTAAAACAATAAAACTTTAAAAGCCTTGATATAAGCGAATTATAGCGTTTTTTTATCCTGTTATTACATTGCGTCAAATATTAATTTTGTGCAATGTTTGTGTTGTAGGTGTACCCTACCCCTATTTTAAGAAAGATACCCCCTATGCGTTTACCCTAAAGAATAATCCTAAAAAACAAAATAACCCTTATGTAAACTAAAACTTATAAGTAAAAAAAAGAGATAAAAATGACGTATAAAAGAGAGAGTAAAAAAAATTAAAAAAAATTAGCAGTTAGTATTGACAACTGCTAAAAAAGATGATATAAATAATGCAAGCAGTCAAAATAAGTTTGATTAAATAATTGAATAAGCTTAAAAATGAGCTATATAAGAGAGTGTGCAAGCCACTTTCTTGTGTAGCTCTTTTGTTTTAGGCTTAAAGATGGAGTTGAATTATGAAGAAAGATTTGGTAAAAATACGTGATACTTTGATAGATATAGTTTTTACAGTCTTGTTTTATGGAATATTTTTGTGGTTGTCAGCAAACTTATTATTTATAGCATTTAATATCGAATTGCATCTGACAATTTTACAAGCTATTGCGATAAATTTCTTTGCAATGGTGGTTTTAGCGTCTATAAGAGGAGATAAAGAATGATATGTCCGTATATAGAGAATTTTAATTATCACGAGCAGACAAATGTGCCAAGAGAAGATAATATAGATTATTTAGAAAAGGTAGTTGTAGTAAATTTCTACAGGCAGATGGAGTGCAAAGAAGAAAATTGTGCAGTATGGGATAAAAAAGAGGGAAGGTGTAGGTATAATGGGTGAAAAAGTAATGATATGCCAGCCTATGAATGGTAAAACAGAAGAACAAATTAGAAAAGAAAGAGAAAATGTTGTAGATAAGCTAGAAAAAGCAGGATATGAGGTAGTAGATACAATATTTGCAGAAGAAACACCAAAAGATTACGATACAGCGTTGTATTATTTGTCGAAATCTGTCGAAGCAATAGGCAAAGTAGATGCAGTATTGTTTATGAATGGGTGGCATAAAGCAAGAGGATGTAGGATAGAACACGAAATTTGTATGCAGTATGGAAAAGATACAATGTATGAGTATGAATTTTAAGGAGAAGTGTTATGGAAGAAAAAAGAATAAACAATGTTTTAGATAATATAGACGAAAATACAAAGATGCTATTAGAAATAGTAATGTGTCTAGGCGAAGTTAAGTCAAAACTTTGTGGAGAAAGACCGATATGTGAAAAAGTTAAAGAATCATGCGATGTAGCAGAAGAGTATAGAAACACATTAGGATATAAAGTTGGAACTCAAGCAGGTATAATTACAGACATTATGGAAGAAGCAAGAAGAATACATGAAAAAGTTTAATATCAACAGCTACTAACTTGAAACAGTAGTTAAAGGGCTGAGATATAGAATGTTAGAGGATAGAAAGGCAGCTATCACGCCTGTATATGTAAAATGTTCCTCGCTCGGCTATTGCTGGTGTCCTAATACCAAAGATGGTAATAGCAATAGTAACGCAAGAAGGTCGTATATAGGTCTTACAAGAGATGTAGGGGTGTCGACCTACCTAACAAAACAAATTAAATTCTGCGTAGCAGGGGAGTGCAAACCTGAGGGAATGTACTTCTATATATTGGAGATAGTGTAAAAGTAGCACTCCGAGGTAGGTTACCTAGTTGTTATATAGGTGTACACTTTGGCAGATTAAAGGGTGCAATTCCCCTTCTCCGATGTCAATTATAGTATAACAGGTGCTAGGACTGACTATATATAGTTGCACGCAATTCTCCTTATGCCGACCTAGCAGGCAAGATATAAATAGTATGCAGAGCATATAAAGATGCTTCGTATAGAGGTTGAGCAGGGAGCGGTAATAGGTCCTGCAAGCGAGGCAAAAATGCTATTACAAACAAGAATGCCTAATTCTACCCAAAGGTCTTAATTCTTGTACCTGTATGCTTTGCATAGTATCTATACGATACTACACTTATTTAACTCATTTGGTTTCTTCCAGTTTGGGCATAGGACTAATCTATGTCCAACATATAGCGAGATAGAGCAGTTGGCAGCTCACTAGCCTCATAAGCTAGAGGTCGTAAGTTCGAGTCTTACTCTCGCTTCCAAATGTGTGTTACCCAAGTGTTAAACCACAATATCATGTGGCTTGGAACTATCTTGAAGGTTGTCAGACATAAGGATACTTGTGTAAGGTTGCCTTTTGTGTGCAGCAATGTATGCAATGAAGATGTAAAAGTCAATGCAAGATAGTGTGCAGGATTTATCGTTTAATAAAGCACTAGAGTTGTCGTAGCAATAATAGACGCCCGAGTGGGAAGAAGCCGATACCTTACCTTTTGACAGAGGTAAAGCAATGTCGGTAATGTCAACAATGCTATTTCTCGTGATGTTTCTGCAAAGAAACTATAAGACATAACTAGGTTAAAGTAGCCCAATGCGAGATAATTTTATTATAAAACAGGGATAAGAGCTGAATTATCCAACATACAATCTGAATGACGGGTGAAATTTGCAGGTAACCAATCCTGCGTAGGTGGGGTTCGCTTCATGTGGACGAAAAAGGGGCAAGAAGTTATAGGGTCGCTACCTATAGCTCAGACTTGTCTTCCTAGTGGCTGAAGGAATTAAAAAGATAAATTAGCTGTAAGGCGAAGGTCTAACACACAAATTATAATGCTTCCTTAGTTTAACTGGCAAAACAAGGGTCTTGTAAACCTTAAAAGTAAGTTCAAGTCTTGCAGGAAGCTCCAAAAAAGGTGATTAAATGTTATCAATCGGAGGATATATCAAGTTAATATTAAGAAAAAGAGGATTAACAGTTGCAGATTTAGCAAGAATGATGACAGAAGAGGAAAGAAAACACGGAAGTCAAACAACAGTCTATCGTATGCACTTAAATGCAGAGATAAAATACGATAAATTAACGATTGAAAGGGCTAGAAAGATAGAAAATGCATTAAATTTGCCTAAATATCAGTTAGTAAATATGATTAATCCGAATTTAACGAAAAAACAAGAAGAATTGTTAGAGAATTTATATAAAAGAAAGTCTAAAAAATAGGCTTAACAATGAGCAATTATAAGGGAAATCCTTATGGTTGCTCTATTTTTTTGGAAAAAGGAGCAACAGATGACGGAAGTAGAAAAGACAATAAGGGAAATAATATTAATTCTAAGAAAAAAGAGAGATTTAGACGAGGAATCAATATTTAAAATGTGTCAAAACCTCTATCAACTCCTATTACATTACTTTGATAGTGAAAAAGATGAAAAAAAGAGGATAAAAGTGGAGTTGGAGGCTTGTAGATATGCAATAACAGACTTAATTCCGCTTGTAGAATATCGAATAGAAGTTTGTAAAAGTGAAGAACAGATGAATAAATATTATATTTTATATCAAAATGCCTATGCATTTGCTGGAAGAAGGTCTTTGGAGCATTTTATAGATTATATAGAGTGGGATATGCCTAAGAAGGTTTTAGGAACTAGAAGAGATGTGTTAAAACCATTAGTATTTTATCTAAACAAGAGTGCTTTTGACCCAGAATTGGAGTACGTAGTTGCATCTTATCCTCCCTCTTATGGAAAATCTTATACTTTAAACATGTTTTCTGCATGGATATATGGTTTAAGTACTACAAATAGCATATTAAGGATGTCATATTCAGAAGAATTAGTACTAGGTTTTAGTAGGTCTGTACAAGGAACGATAAGAAATCCTAGATATAGGGATGTTTTTCCTAATTTTCAGAAATATGGAGACAAACCATTTGCAAAAGAGAAGGAAAGTGATTGGATATTAAAAGGAAAAGGAGCAGATGTTCAACCTTCGCATATTGCAAGAACAAGAGAGGGGTCTGTAACTGGTGTTAGAGCTAGTAAAGCAATAATATTTGATGATATGACTAAAGGAGCAAGCGAAGCAACTAATAGCGCTGTTCATCAAAACATATATAACAGTTGGAAAACAGAATGGTATAACAGAAGAACAGGGAAGACAACAAAATATATTTTTGCAGGAACAATGTGGTCGCCAGAAGATATACTAAATAGAGTATCAGAAGACATTGAAAGTACAGTATTAGTAGTTCCTAGCAAGAAATTTAAGTATGTTTGGGAAGCGGTTGACGGAAGTGCTGTATTTATAAGAATACCCTTACTAGATGAAAATGATGAATCAACATGTCCAGATGTAATGAGTACAAAAGAGGCTATTAAATTAAGAGATACAACAGACCCATTTTTATGGGCTTGTGTTTATCAACAAGAACCTATTGCTCCATCAGGGTTAGAATTTGCGTGGGATAACCTACAAACTATTGAAAATATCCCAGAAGAAGCGGAAAATTATTGCTTAGCTGTAATTGACCCTACAAGAAGAGGAAAAGATAACCTCGCTATGCCGATTTTAAGACCTTTTAGGGACAAGTACATATTAGATGCTTGCTTGTTCAGGCAAAAGGCTGTAAGGGAGCTTTACGACGACATAGTGAACCTTATAATTGCATACAACATACGCAAATTAGTAATAGAAGAAAATACAGACGAAAGTTTAGCAAAAGTAATAGGAGATAAATTAAAAGCAAAGAATTTTACTTGCCAAATAATTACTAAATATAACACGGTAAAAAAAGAAAATCGTATAAAAGATATGAGATACGATGTAATTACAAAAATAGTCTTTAGAGATAAGAAAACAGTAAAATCCAATACAGATTATGGCAGATTCATGAAAAATTTAACAACTTATTCATTTGATTATCCAAATAAGTATGACGATGCTCCAGATAGTATTTGTATGTGTGCCAGTGAATTGATACTTGAAAGAAGCAAACCAAGTGTTCCAGTTGGAATTGATAGGAGGTTGTTGGGAATATGAGTAATATTTGCCAAAGATGTTTATATCATGAATTGTGCTTCGATTATAGGTATAGTAATGTTAAAACCAAGTATATGAAAAAGGTAAATAGAAAGAAAAATAAAGATGGGGAAACTGTGATATATGTAGAAAAATGCAATAAATTTGTAAGCAGAAAATTTAAAATTAAAAAAGCAAAAAAAATCAACAAACCTATTGACAAACAATAAAAATTATGCTAGGGTGAAATTAAGAGAGAGTATTTGTTCGCATTTTATGCGCGACAAAGGGGTTAAAAAAGATACAGTTTATGTAGTGGAGGGAATGCAGTATCTTGCTAATTCAACTCCATTAAATAGCTTGAAAATGAGCAGTATTTACGAGAAATCGTATTTATCTGCTCATTTTTTTAGCGTTATATGGGGTGATTAAATGTCAGACACAACAGAAAGCAATGTTGAAAATGTTGAAGAAGAAATAATGTCAGCACCAGCACAGAATGAGATAGTACCAGAAAAAATAATACAGTATTTTGGCAGAAGAAAGATATATTCATCATATAGTAAGGAAGAGATAGATGAAGAAGTATTGCTAAAAATATTGCCACAGGTCCTTAGAGAACATGAAATAAATGCTGGCGAGATTGATTATTTGTACAATTTTTATAAAGGCAAACAGCCTATATGGGACAAACAGAAGATAGTTAGACCAGAAATAAACAATAAGGTTTTAGAAAATCATGCTTACGAAATAGTTGAATTTAAAAAATCTTATGTTTATGGAGAACCTATCCAATATGTTCAAAAAGGTGAAAAAAATGGAGAAAAGTTAAATCCAGAAATATCTTTGCTTAATAAATTTATGGAAAGTGAAGATAAATCTAGTTTAGATAAAGAAATAGCAGAATGGCAATATATATGTGGTACTGCTTACAGATGGATAGAAGTGGACAAGCAAGGTGAAGAAGACGATGCACCTTTTGAATTATCTGTGCCAGACCCTAGAAAAACATTCGTAGTATATCATAGTGGAATTAAAGAAGAACCACTGTTTAGTGGCTATATAAGTTATTTTTCGGATAATGTTATGAACAGTGAAGAAGCTCCACAGGTAGTAAATTATCGAGTGATAACAATATATACAGATAAACATAAATATTTGTTTGAAGAAAAAAATTCTGAACTAACAATATTGCCTCAACCAGTAAATGTACTTAATACAGAGTTAAAGGCATATCCACTAGCAATTCAAGGACAAAGGATAATTGAATATCCATTAAATAATTCAAGGATAGGTTTAATCGAGCTAGTAATGTCAGAACTGAATACATTGAACAGAATAAAATCAGCAGACATAGATGGAATAGACCAGTTTATACAAAGTTTATTAGTTTTTGTGAACCAAGAAATTGATGCTCAAAGATTTAAAGAATTAGTGGCTTTAGGAGCGATACAGGTAACTTCTCAAAGCTCAGACAAACCTGCAGATGTAAAATTATTGACAAATCAATTAGTACATAGTGAAACAAAGATTGTGCTAGATGATACATATGACAATATTTTGTCAACAGTAGGAATTCCAAGACTTAATGATAAGCCATCAGGAGGAGATACAGGACAAGCCAGACTTTTAGGAGAAGGATGGACTATAGCAGATGAAAGAGCAAAACAAGATGAGCTTTCGTTTAAAAAATCCGAAAGAAGATTTTTAAAGTTAGCAATTAGAATTTGTAAGGATTTAAGTAAAGATAAAGAAAACAGAATAAAAGATTTGAAATTAAGTGATATAGATATTAAATTTACAAGAAATAAATCAGACAACTTATTGATAAAAACACAAGGATTGATGAATATGATGTCAGCTCAAGTGCCACCAGATGTTGCATTTGCAAGCTGTGGACTATTCTCAGACCCAAATGATGTTTATCAAAAAGCTAAAAATTATTATGGAGATACTTTCTGGAAAGAAACTAAGATTTCAAATTCTGGAAAAGAATCTAATAATATAAATAACCTTGCTAGTGAGGGTATCACTAGACACGCCAATACAAGCACTCACTTGGGAAAAAATGAGGTAGGTGTGAAAGGAGAATAAGATGGAGAACGAAGAATTAGCAAACGTATTGTCTAATGCAGAATTAGATGATAATGCAAAAATTGATGCTATACAAAAAATGGTTAGTGCCAAATACGTATCAGCAGATGTTTTAGCAAATGAACGTAAAAGGTTCAAAGAGACCTTAGCAGGTCAAGAAACAAATTTTAAGAATTTACAGACAGAGTTTAATGACTACAAACAATCTAAGATGACAGATGATGAAAAAGCACAAGCTTTGGCAAAACAAAAAGAACAAGAATATGAACAAGCTTTAAAAAAAGTAAGTAGATATTCTGCACAAAGTGTTTTTGCAGGAGCAGGATTGAAAGAGGAAGATTATTCTGGATTTTTAGATGACATCGTAGGATTAGATGAAGAAAAAACAAAGAGCTTGGCAGAGAAAATTTGTCAAACAATAACTAAGCAAAAACAAGGCACAGAGCAAGACATTAAAAATAAACTTATTAATGGAACAACTCCACCACCAGCTGGAAATAGTCAATACAAGGCTGAAACAGATGTGGACAAATATCAAAGACTTTTTGCAGAAGCACAAAGTAAAAATGATATGAATGGAATAGTTTATTATAGCAGATTAATTGCAGAAGCTCAAACAAAATAAAATAATTTAATAAAAAAAGGGGAGATTAAAATGGCAGACGAATTTGCAACAAGTTTCGCTACTTTGAATTATAGCGGAGCATTATTTAACAAAGGAAACACAAGAACACCGTTCTTATCAATGATAGCAGGTAAAAATGCTATAACAAATTCAGTAGAGTTCGTATTAGGACAAGACTATACATCAGAAGAAGGAGATATACCAAGTATATCTGAATCAGCTTCTTTAACAGCACCAAATGCTACAAGAGTAACAAGAAGCCAAAATACTAACGTAACTCAAATATTCCATGAATCAATAGGAATATCTTATGCAAAACAATCAAACATGGGAACTCTATCAGGAGCAAATATAGCTGGACAAAAAGCTAACCCAATGAACGAATTAGACTTCCAAACAGCTGCAAAATTAAAGAAAATTCAAAGAAGTCTTGAAAAAACTTGCATTCAAGGTGTTTATAACAAAGCTACAACTGATGCAACAGTAAATAAAACAAGAGGAATGAACGCTGCAATCACAACTAACGTATTAGCTGCTAATGGAGCAACATTAGACTTGTGGTTAGTAAATGAATTAATGCAAAAAATTAGAGAAAAAAACGGAGATATATCAGGATTAACATTATGGTTAGATACTATATCATTAAACCAATTAAATGGTAATGCTGTAGAAAATGGCATGGAAATGGGAAAAGCTTATGCTAATGAATTCGGTATTCAAGTTAGAGACCTATTAATGCCACTAGGAAAAGTTACAGTTGCTTTAGGTGAATTTATACCAGAAGGAACAGCATACTTATTCAACTTCGATGCAATAAGAGGTGTTGAACAACCAGTACCGGGTAAAGGTAACTTCTTCAGAGAATTACTTGCTAAAACAGGTGCAGGTGAAAAATATCAAATCTTTGGACAATTCGGACTAGACTACGGAAACGAATTATTCCATGGAAAAATTACAGGATTATCAACAACTTTCACAAAACCAATCGGTAGAAAAGTTGTTACTGTAAGTGCGTAGGAGGATAAACGGATGAAAAAAGTGGTGTTATGCCAACATTATTTTAATAAAGTTGGAGGGATAGAAACCTTCATAATCAATTTCTTGAAAACATTTTACAAGGATTATGACATAACACTACTTTGTGGATTGATAGATAAAAAGCAAGCTTTATCTCTCAGCAAGTATGCCACAATCGTCTGTGAACCCATAGAAACAATAGAGTGTGATATTTGTATAATAACAAGTGTTTTGGTCGATGAACAGAATTTAAAACATGTTAAATACAAAGAAATTTATCAAATGATACATAGCGACTGGACGGAAATGAAGAAGTTTTGGAAATGGGAATTTAAAAGTTATGACCCAGAAACGAAATTTATTGCAGTAAGTGAAGCTGCAAAGGAATCTGCGTTAAGAGAATATGGAAAAGACAGTATAGTTATTCCAAATCTTTTATATCAAGAGAATACTACTGTTAAACAACCATTGAGGTTGTTGAGCCTAACAAGGCTAACAGAAGAAAAAGGATATGAAAGAATGAAGCAATTATGCGATTTGTTTGATAAATACGATATTCCATATATTTGGGATGTGTATTGTACGAATGTTTATAACCACAAAGATTATAAAAACATGTATCTTCATGGACCAGTAACAGAAGACACATCTCTATTGATTAAAAATGCCAATTATGTAGTTCAACTGAGCGATACAGAAAGTTTTTGCTATACGATGTATGAAAGCTTAATGCTTGAAGTACCAGTATTAGTAACACCTTTCCCAAATGCAAAAGTTGAAATAGTAAATGGCAAAAATGGATATATATTACCATTCGATATGCAATTAACTAAAAAACAAGTTTTAGATATATACAATAAAATCCCAAAAGAAGCAAAATATCAACAAACAGGAGTAAAAGAATTATGGACAAACATATTAAAATAAGAGTTGCAAATCCTTACAATGACAAAGCTTTACAAAGAGATGTCAGAACAGGAGAAATCCTTACAGTTACTCCAGAACGAATGCTAGAAATAATGGCAGTCGAAGAAGACAAAAATGTTGATTTGTTTACAATAATTTCGATAGAGAAAGGGTGACTGTAAATGAGCGAACAGGAAACAATTTTGAAACAACAATTAAGAAGAATGCGTAGAGAAATCCTAGAAGAGACAGAGAATAGCGAAAAAGATGATACTTTTAAAGACATGCTTGAAGATGCCAAACTTGTTTTCTTAAATAAAGTCTATCCTTTTGACAAGGATAAAACAGAAGCAGATATACCATCAAGATATATGAATTGGGTGACTAGATGTGCTATCGAATTATACTATTTACATGACGAAGGGGATTATAGCTCTTATAGTGAAAATGCCCTTGCGTGGACCAAAGAAGAAATGGGTCTATCTTCTAAACTATTGGGAGAATTGCCTCCACCACAGGCAGGTGTTCCAAGATGAGAAATGCAATGAATCGTTGGAGAAAAAAAATATATATTGCAAAAAGGAAACGAGACTCAGAGGGGCAAATTGTTTTAAACAAATATAGCAAAGTAGAATATGAAAAACCAAAGGAATATACTTTTAATGTTCAGCCAATAGGTGGAACAACAAATACGACAAGTGGCAGAACAAGAATAGCTGATTACGGGCAAAAATCTATGCAGATGCAAAGGGCAGTAATTGATTATGATAAGTATTTTGGAGAGTTTGAAGTAGATGACTTAGCATATTTAGATGGACAATCACCTAAAAATGAAGAAGTATATGGGCAAAAAGCAAATTACAGAATAGATGCAGTTTTAAGTCAAAATGAGGCAGTTGTTTTGTATTTTGAAAAACTATCAGAAAAGTAGGTTGATATTATGCAAATGAATATCAATGCAAAATTTGAAACTCGACTTTCAGTATCAAGTTTAGAAGAATACATTAAAGCATTAGAGTTAAAGAAAAAACAGATACTTGAAGCTTTACCTAATATTGCTACAAGAATTGCAGAAGAGGCAGGAAAAGATACTTACAAAAGTGTAAAAATCATACCTGCTGAAATGCAAGGGAATAAAGCAATAGCATATGCAAGAAGCACAGATAAAATAGATACATACAGAGAATTTGGAACAGGTATTGTAGGTAGCCAAAATCCTCATGTAGATGATGCATTAGCAAAGTCAGGTTGGCAGTATGATGTCAATGAACATGGTGAGAAAGGTTGGGTATATCCTAAAAAAGATGGTACTTTTGGTTGGACAAAAGGTCAATCAGCACAAAAGAAATTCTATATTGCAGCTCAAAGAGCAAGAGAAAAGGCACCCAAAATAGCAAAACAAGAATTTCGAAAGTTAAAAAAATAGATAGCTTAAAAATGAGCATTGTTGTCAGAAATATCAGATTAACAATGCTTTTTTGTATAAACGGAGGGATAAAACAATGGGAATGCCAGATGTATATGACGAGATATATGAAAACGCAAGAAAACATATAACAGAAAAATCAAAGTATTCACCATATGTTTTAAGCACTCCACCACAAGAAACAAAAGTATTTCCTTTGGTTGTTATAAGAGAGATTAACAATACTCTTGAAAACGAAAATTTAGATAAAACTGACCAAAAACACAAAATAGAGTATGATATTGAAATTTATGCAATCGATAAAGGAAGCATATCAAAACAAGTAATTGTGCAGGAACTTAAAGGTCTTGTTAATGAAGTTTTTGATAACCAGTATGGTATGTACAGAAGGGCTTGTATTCCTACACCAAATGCAGATAGGAATGTAGACAGGCTATATATGCGTTATAACGCAATAATTGATGAAAATAGAAGAATTTATAGGAGGTAATTTATTATGGAGGAAAATGCAGTAGCTTATTCAGACGTAGGAACAAAGTTATATCATAAAGGAACTGATGAATATGAATGGTTGTTTGGAATTAGAACAGTTCCAGCAAGTGGTTCAGCAGGAGGAACTATTGAAGTAACAGAAATGCATAGCGATAGAAAACAATTTATATCAGATAGAGTAGATACACCAGACCAAGATTTTACATACAATAGAACACCTGAAAAATATGCAAAAGCATTAGCTTTATGTGATGGAGAAGTACACGAATTTTTAATCGTATTTAGCGATGGAACAGGAACATATATAAAAGGAACAGTTCAAACTTGGAAAAATGAACTTTCAACAGGTTCAGCACAAGAAGCAACATTACATATTGTTGCAACAGAAATAACAGATAAAACAGCAGAGCAAGTATCAGCATTAATACCAGCAAGCGGAACTTAATAAGGAATATAAATTTATTTAATGGAGGAATTGAATTATGGCAAAAGCAAAAAGAATAGAAGTAGAAGGGAAAGAATATATATTAGCTTTTCCAACAAGAAAAGATGCAGAAAATGCAGAAAGATTAGGTTTCTGTTTGAATTTGATGGAAACACAACCTTTAATCCAAATGGACAAACTGTTCCATTCAGCATTATTAGCAAAACAGCCTAGAACAACAGCTGAAATGGCAACAGATATAAGAGAAAAATACCAAGAAAAGGGTGGAGATATAGGGGAGATAAATTCATTCCTTATAGGAGAATATATGGGTTTTTTCAAATTCCAAAGTGGGAAGAAGGAGAAGATAACAGCAGAGACAATAGAGATTTAGAAGATAAAGATGATGGCAAAGAAAAAAAACAATATTTTTCATTAAGAGAATTTTTCAGAGAATATCTTTTACCATTAGCATTAACGTTCGGTATGTCTACGCAAGAATTTTGGTATGAAGAACCAGACTTGCTCTGGACATACCGAAAAGTTTATATGGACAAATTAAAAATTCAAAATGAGCTAGAAAATCAACAAGCTTGGAGAATAGGTCTATATGTTTACGAAGCTATTGCAGTAGTAGTACATAATGCATTAAGAAAAGAAGGACAACCAGCACTAAGTTATTGTGGAAAACCATATGAATTCAATTCTACACCTAAAACAGAGCAAGAGCTAATGGAAGAAGAAATTAGAAAAAATGAAGAAATGATTAGGGCAAGCCTAAACAGAGGCAAGAAAGTACTGCATCCCAAAGCGATAGAAGGTGAGATTAGATGTCAGACTACAATGTAGACACATTAGAGAATAAAATAGTAGTAGAGGCAAAAGAAGCAATAAAAAGTTTAGAACAAATAATTGGATATGTAAATCAATCTAAAACTGCAATAAATTCAATGAAAAGTGCTACTGGATTAAAAAATATAAATAATGAGACAAAAAAAGCAACATCAAATCTTAATAAATTTCAATTAGTTGCTAAAAACTTAAAAAGTGTATTAAACTTCTCAGGACTTGTTTATGGGATTAGGAGAGTTTCAGGCTTTTTAAAAGAAACTGCTGAAAATAGTATTGACTTAGTAGAAACTATGAACTTGTTTGAAGTTTCTATGGGGAAAACAGTAGATGAATTTGGAAATTTAGACAGTGTTTCTAGTAAATATTATACAAAGGCATTAAAATTTCAAAAAGAACTAAATGAACGATTTGGAACTAATATTGAAGAAACAATGAGATACCAAGCCTTATACAATCAAATGGCTCAAAGTATGGGCATTGGAGATAGTGCTTCTTATACAATGTCTGAAAATCTAACAAAACTAGGAATGGATTTGGCATCTTTATTCAACAGAGAAGAGTCAGATACAATGGAAGCATTAAGGGCAGGAGTTTTAGCAGGACAGACAAAACCATTAAGAAATTATGGCTTAGATGTAACACAACAATCCTTAGCACCATTACTACAAGAGTTAGGTTTAGACAGAAGTATAAGCGAATTATCGCAAGCAGAAAAGATGATATTGCGTTACATAGCAGTATTAAGACAAGCTAGTTCTGCTCACGGAGATTTCGCAAATAC